CGCATACTTTGCCGGTGGGGCAGCCAGCAAAGCCCGGTCAGTACCAACAGGGGTTGCCCAGCAAACACCGCTTTGTTGTAGGGGGAGTTGATGTTGTACGAGATCACGGCGGTGCGGGAGCAGGAGCTAAAGAACATCTTCCAGCATCACCCGCCGCACGGTGACCAGGCCGAGAGGTATGGCGAGGTGCGGCGGGAGTGTTTCGATCTGGCATGCCGGCTCGAGACGCTCTGTCCGCCGAGTCGCGAGCGGAGCCTGGCCTTGACCAGCCTGCAGCAGACTATGATGTGGGCCAACGCCGCCATCGCCATCACGGAGAAGCCGGCGTCCGGGAAGGTGTGAGCAAGGGTATTGGGGCGGGGCAGAGAGAGTAGCCAGCGCGGGCGTCGTAGCGCGTGGCCTTGCGAAAGGGCCATGCCGTGCCTGAAGAGTGGACCCGGGTAGTCAATACCACGATCCACGACTACCTCCGAGAGGTGGAAGTCGGGGTCCTGCGAAACCGAAAGCTCCTGGCCCTGATGCAATCCAAGGGCCGGGTGACCTTCGACCACTCGGGCGACAAGCTCGACTGGAAGGTCCGGTACAAGCGCGTGCCCATCCAGGGCTACGCCGACATGGACACGCTGACCTTCAGCCGGGCGAACCGCTGGCTGACGGCGCAGCTGGTGGTCCGCGGGTACGCCGCGACCGACATGATCAACAAGCGTGAGCGGCTCATGAACAAGAGCACTCAGGCGATCGTGAAGGTCTTCAGCGAGATCACCGCGAACCTCATGGAGGACATCGAGGACCAGTTCGGGGATGAGCTGTACGGCGACGGCGAGGCCGCCGGCCGGACCAAGAACATCCACGGCCTGGAGTCGTTTTTGGGCGATACCGGCGCGGAGGCGACGGCGGGCTTCATCTACCCGCCCTCGGACACCTACGCCGGGCTGATCACGAACCTGGGCAACTACGGGGGCAACTGGTCGACCAGCGGCGGCAACGTCAACTGGCCCAGCGGCACGGGCGACACGCACTACGATTTTTGGTCCCCCGTGATCGTCAAGGTGACCAGCCAGAGCTGGGCGGCGAGCACCAAGACCTGGCCGAACACCTGCAGGGAGGCGTTGAGGTACGGGCTCATCAAGGGCCGCCGCAACAAGTCCAAGAGGGGCACCATCGACCTGGTCCTCATGGACGGCGAGTGGTACCGGCAGCTGGAGGAGAAGATCGAGGCCACGGAGCGGCTGGTGGTGTCCCGCGGCGAGGCCGGCGGCCTGCTGAGCCTGGGCTTCAAGGACACGCTGAACTTCGAGGGTGTGGACCACACCTGGGAGTACGGGATTCCCAGCGAGACCGCCTACGGGATCCCCACGGAGTCGCTGGAGCTGTGCAGCTGGCAGAAGACCTTGTTCGAGCCGTACGGCCCGGACTACGATGTTTCGACCCAGAGCTACAGGTACTCCATCGACTTCTTCGGCAACCTGAAGTGCGCCAGCCCGCGCGGCTTCGTCAAGTGGAAGACCTGAGAAAAAGGGAGGCTAGAGACCATGGCACGAGACGACGCGCCTCCCTTCCGGCGGGGCGAATACGAGTCCAGCGAGGACCTCTCCCACCTGCAGGGCAGGGAGTGGCACTTCGAGGACCTGGACTACTCCCAGACGTCTGGCGCGAAGCTCCACCGCTCCGGCAAGATGGTCACGTGCCGCCTGGTGAAAAACTCCAGCGGCGGCGCCCTTCTGCCCAAGCGGCTGGCGGCCTTCAGCACCACGGCGGGGGCGAACAACCACGGCGGCGTGGTCACCGGCTACACCGCCACCGACTACGAGCGCGGCTACCCGGTGGATGAGTATCTCCCTGCGGCAGGCGTGCCCGACGGCGCGTACTTCTACATCGTCACCGGCGGGCCGGCCACGGTGAAGCTCCCCCTGGCCGGGACCGGCTTCAACGGCGACATCAGCGTGGGCGGGGTGCTGGTGGCCCTGACCGCGGTTACCGCCGGGGCGACCACGGCGGGCCGGGTGGCCAACCAGAACATCACTGGTTCCACCCAGACCAGCGACTACAGCTTCATCCTCAAGCAGGCCGAGAACTACATCGGCCGCGCGCTCTCCGCGGCGACCACGGGCAACACCAACAGCGACCTGTTGGTGGACGTGGGAAAATGGTGAGCCTGCCGGGGCGGCGCCCCGGTGGCCCTGCCCCAGGGCCAGCCTCGCGGTGTACGACGCCACCGCGAGGCCTTTTGCGGAGTCGGGCTGGGCCCAGCCAGGCCTCATAAGCCTGGGTTGCGAGGTTCGATTCCTCGGTCTCCGACTTCGAGGCTTGGACTCCCTGGGGGTGGTGGTATCAGCACCCTCCCAGGGAGGAATCCCTTGCAAAAATACCCTCTACCTGAAGAGGGCCCTGAGCGCCTGAGTGGTGTGCTGCCTGGGGAGTTCGGCCGTTTGCACCCGGGTTGATGCGTAAGCGGCGAGCAGGAACAGGGCCCGAGACAAAGCGGGGTGGACGATGGCGCTATCACCGCAAAGCCTGAACCTCCCGCAGGCCGACGTCCAGCAGAACATCGGGTTCCCGGTGAAGTTCACCACCGACAACCGCCACGCGCCGGCCGCGGACACGGCGGCGGTGGTGACCGTCACCGGGGACGCCAACGTTCCCATTACGCTGACCCAGATTTGGTGCTCCTACTCGGCCACGCCGACGGGGGGCTCCGTCCAGGTGCAGGACGGCACGGACGTGGTCTGGAGCCAGCACATCGCCGCCGCTGGGCCGAACCAGTTCACGTTCTACCCGCCGCTCATGGGGACCAAGAACCAGAACCTGGTGGTCACCCTGGCCGCCGGGGGTGGCGCCGTGGTGGGGACTTTGACCATCAACGCCCACAAGCAGTCATGAGTTCGCCCGGACACTTTTGAAGGGGTAAGCGTCGTGCCCAAGTACAACATCCTGATCGCGAGGTTCCCCTACCACGGGGACGAGCAGGCCACCACCACCGACTGGCTGGTGGAGACCGTCCTCAAGATGAAGAAGGACCCCCGCATCGGGGACGTCCAGCACGTCAAGATCGATGACACCCCGGTGACCATGTCCAGGAACAGGGCGTGCCGCTACGCCCAGAAGCTCGGCGCCGACTACGTCCTCATGGTCGACTCTGACATGGCGCCGGACCTGAAGGGGATCCCCGGGGCGAAACCCTTCTGGGACACCAGTTGGGACTTCGTACTGGACCACCAGGGCCCTTGCATGGTGGCGGCGCCTTACTGCGGCCCGCCGCCCTGGGAGAACGTCTACATCTTCCAGTGGGGCAACCGCCAGAACGACGAGGCTGACCCGGTGGCCAGCCTGAATCAATTTGGGCGCGAAGAGGCCGCCCGCATGGCGGGTATCACCGAGGTGGCCGCGCTGCCGACGGGGCTGATCCTCATCGACCGCCGGGTGCTGGACCGCCTGCCGCCGCCGTGGTTCGAGTACGAGTGGATGGACGAGTACCGGGCCGAGAAGGGCAGCACCGAGGACGTGTACTTCACCCGCAACGCCAGCCTAGCGGGCATACCCATTTACTGCAACTGGGACGCCTGGGCCGGCCACTGGAAGCGCAAGTGCGTCGGCAAGCCCCGGCCGATGGGCCCGGAGTGTGTCGGGGCTGAGTTGCGCAAGGCCCTGAGCCGGCCGGACTCGGACGAGCGCGTGATTGAAATCCCCGTCAACGGGGTGGGGTTCGGGACACCGCCCAGCCGGACGGTGAAGCTCCCGCCGCGGTTCAACTCCAACCCTGGCCTCTGCGCGGTGACTCAGGGCGTCGTGCCCGGAACATGGAGTAACCACCATGCGTAACCCCTGGCTGTGTATCAGCATCGTCATCATCCTGGGCCTGGGCGGGATCATTGGGCTCTCGGGACTTATCGGCCTGGCCAACGCCGGCAAGCCCACCAGCGAGGCGTTGATCGCCATCGTGGCGGGCTGCTTCGGTAACCTCGCCAGCTTCCTGGTGATGGTGCCCAAGGGTAGCGTGGGCGTGGGCGAAGGGCATCACCGGGGCGAGGGGCCCTGAGCCATGGCCCAGAGGAAGAAGATCCCTGCCGCGGTCAAGAAGGCCCTCGCCCAGGGCGTGCACCTGCCCCAGGCGGCCGAGGTGGTCAGCCACTTCATGGCCGCCGCAGGCGGGCCCAAGGGCCTGGTCCGCATGATGCTGGTGGAGTTCGACGCCGCCAAGCCGGGCTCGCTGATCCGGCAGCGGATCCTGGACTCGGTGCTACGCATGATCGGCCAGGCCAACCAGGACATGGGCGGCCTGGACGAGCTGGACATGCAGTCCAACGAGGACCTGGAGAGAGAGCTTTCCAAACTCCTGACGGGCATGCCCGATGGCCAAGAAGAAGCCTCAGCCGCCGGACCTCAAGAGCCTGCCACCCCCGGCAAGCACGCCGCAGCACCAGCCGCGGACGTTAGGGGTGGGGCTCCTGGCGGGCTATCAGCCGCCGGCGACGGGAAGCCTACCCCCTGACCCCACTTCTCCGACCTCCACGCGGTCGCTGGAGGAAATGTTCGGCAAGGACTACGTTGACACTTTCAGCGTGAACCGGGTCCGCGCCCTGGCCGCGGAACTGGCCTCCCGCCGGTGCGAGGGCCTCGCCCTCTACGAGCCCCTGGACACCCAGAAAGAGTTCCACGCCTGCCGCTGCCGCTACCGGCTGGCGCGGGGTTCCAACCGCTCAGGAAAGACCCTGATCGCAGCCGTGGAAGTGGCACGCGCCGCGACGGGAACGGACCCCTACGGGAAGTACCCGCGCAGGGACGGGGTGTTCTTCTGCGTTGGCAAGGACCAAAAGCATGTAGGGCAAGTCCTCTACCGGAAGCTCTTCCGTAGCGGGGCCTTCAAGATTATCCGCGATGAAGACACCGGCGCCTGGCGCGCTTACAGGCCCTGGCAGGATTATGCCAGGGAGGCCTGGGCCAAGCCGGCGCCTCCCTTGATTCCCAAGAGGCTGATCCTGGAGATCGCCTGGGAGAACAAAAAGGAGCACGTGCCGTCGGTAGTACGCCTGACCAACGGCTGGGAGTTGCACTTCTTCTCCAGCTTGGGGAAGCCACCCCAGGGCTCCCCCATCGACGGGTTCTGGCTCGACGAGGAGATCGTCGACCCCACCTGGTACCCGGAGATGGCGGCCCGCATTGTGGACAAGAAGGGCCGGGGCATCTGGAGCTTCACCCCGCAGGCGGGTACCGACCAGGCCTACGAGCTGCACGAACGCGCCGAGAGGGAGCGGGCGCTGTTCCCCGCCAACAACCGGTCCATCCAGGAATTCGAGATCCTGCTGGCCGACAACAAGCACCTGGACCCCGAGGCGAAGAAGGCTCTCGCCCAGGACCTCTCGGAAGAGGAAGCAAGGGTCAGGGTGGGCGGGGAGTACGCCGTCACCGGGTACCGGGTCTACCCCAACTTCAGCATGCTGGTGCACGGTCACCCCTGTCAGGATGTGCCGCCGCACTGGACCCGTTACGCCTATGTGGACCCAGGCCACAGGGTCTGCGCGTGCCTCTTCGCCGCCATTCCCCCTCCGACCGAGGGGGACTTCGTCCTGCTCTACGACGAGCTGTACGTGCGCGAGGCGACCGCGGAGAGCTTCGCCGAGGCCATGTTCCACGCCTGCAGGGACAGCACTGTGCAGGCCTTCCTGATGGATTACCACATGGCGATCCACAGTGACGTTGGGGTCGGCAAGACGGTGCTGCAGCAGTATTCGGAGGCGCTGGCGAAAAGGGGCGTCGCCAGCGTGAGCACGGGGTCCAGCTTCATCCTGGCCAACGACGACGTGGACGCCGGCATCCTGGCCGTGCAGGGTCTCTTGCGGATACGCCCCGACGGGACGCCACGGCTCAGGGTCATGCGCGAGAAGCTCCCGCACTTCGAGTGGGAGATCAAGAGGTATCACAGAAAGAGGGTCCGCGGGGAAATCACCAACCAGCCGGACCAGAGGAAAGACAACCACCTGATGGACAACCTGCGCTACATGGCGCTGCACGAGCCCAAGTACGTGGAGCCGAAGAGCGCGCGCGTGGAGCCGGCGGGGGCGTTCAAGGCGTTCTGCGACAAGCAGAAGAAGAAGTACGAGGGGGAAGAGCGTTACACACACCTGGGGCCCGGGGGGAGATTCCGATGATCGGCAGCGTCAGCCAGTTCGCCAACGTCCGGTATGAGCAGGGGCAGGCCCAGACCTACCCGCAGCACGAGGTCCCCGACGTGGCGGAGGCCCTTTACAACCTCATGCACAGACTCACGGGGCTGGGCCCTCTCAACGCCGAGGAGCCGCCCGATGAGTTCGCCGGTCTCTCCGTCGAGCGGCAGCTGCCCTGGCTGACCCTGGCCAGCAAGGGGCCGGCTCTCCTGGAGAGGTGCGAGGGGCAGAGCATGGCCGAGGCCGCCTCGAGGCTCTTCGCCCTGGCGAACCATGAGGACTCCCTGGCGCTGGCGATCGACCCGGCTCACAGGATTAGCCTCCCGGGCCAGGGCCACAGCCTGGACACCTATTTCAAGGGCCTGGAGCCAAAAATCCAGCTGGCCTGGCAGGCCCTGACCAAGTTCCTCTTCGCCCTGATCGACTGCGAGGACCCGGTGACGTTGGACCAGGCCGCTGGCGTCATGTACGAGTGGTACGTGCGCAAGTGCCTGGCCTAGAAGGAGAGACCATGCCGATTCCGAAAGTCTTTGTCGGTGACCCGGTCTACTGGTACCCCGACGGCGACCCCAACCAGAAGCCCCACGCCGCCACGGTCACCTCCGTGGGCGAGCACTCTTTGTGCGTCAACATCCAGAGCCCCGACAACCAGAACATGCGGATCCGGGACGGGGTGATGCACATCAGTGACCCCAGATGCCGCAACGAGTACAACCGCGACTCCGGCGGCTGGGACGAATCGGTGCTCCTCAAGCGCCTGCGGGTGCTGGAGCTGGCAACCTTGCAGCCTGAGAAGGGGGTCCGCCCGTGAGCGAAGCACTCCGCCCCGTCGTCGGCGGGTGGATGAAGCTCATCCGCCTGGCGCTGGAGCACAAGAAGCGCGAGTTCCAGGACGACGCGGAGGAGTGCATGCGCTTCTTCGACGGGCCGTATGACTGGCTCTACGGCCCCCGGCTTACCTACAACAGGAGCTTTGACTTCGCCGGCGAGGACGGGCTCCCAGGCCCGTCGGCCAGGATCACCGTCAACAAGACCGCCGAGCTGGTGCAGCTGTTCGGGCCGGCCTTGTACCACAGAAATCCTGTGCGCAAGGTCAACCCGCGGCACGTGCCCGAGCCCAGCCCCCTGATGTACGGCGACCCAGCCGCGGACCCCATGGCGCAGTTCGTGTTCCAGCAGGACCTGCAGATGGTGCGGGGCCAGTGGGAGGCGGACAGGGCCCGGGCTGACCTTCTGGAAAGGTACCTCAACTACACCCCGACGGCGCTGGACCTCAAGACCGAGAGCCGCTGGGCGATCACCGAGGCGCTGATCAAGGGGATGGGCTGCCTCTGGTCGCAGCACCACAAGCCGCCCGGCGCTGTGATGGCCTGGTCGGGGAGCTTTTTTGACTCGGTGGACAACCTGCTCTTGGACCCCGACGCGGACAGCATCCGGGACATCAAATGGATGGCCCGCAAACGCACGCGGCCGTGCTGGGAGGTCGAACGCCAGTGGGGCTTGCAGCCGGGGCATCTCCAGGGCCAGGCCGGCCTGGAGAGCTACTCCCAGCAGGCCGCCGTGGCCAACGACGCCGCGGGGGACTACCGGCGAAAGCAGGGGCGTACCTCGGACCTGTGCGTCTACTGGGAGGTGTACTCCAAGATGGGCCTTGGCGGCCGCCTCGCCGGGGTGGACAAGGGCAAGGCCCAGAGCCTGGACCAGGCTGGCGACTATGTGTACTTGGTGCTGTGCGAGCACTGCCCTTACCCTCTGAACCTACCGCCGCCCTTCTGCGACGCGATGCTCATGCCCGAGGCGGCGCCTGAGATCCAGTCGGAGCTGCAGGCCAGGGCGGGCTGGCCCACACCCTTCTGGGCGGACGGCGGCTGGCCGATGACCCCGATTGTGTTCCACTGGCGCCCGGGCAAACTGTGGCCGATGAGTCACATGAAACCCGGCATCGGGGAACTCATGTTTTTGAACTGGGCCTGGAGTTTTTTGGCCTCGAAGGTCCGGCGTGCGAGCAGGGATTTCGTCGCCGTAGCCAAGGCCGCCGGCGAGGATGTCAAGGACAGGATCAAGCACGGCGCCGACTACACCATCGTGGAGGTGGAGGCCCTCACAGGCTCCATCGACAACGTGGTGAAGTTCCTGCAACACCCGCCTTTCAACAAGGACATCTACGAGGTGGTGCAGGGGGTCACCCAGAACTTCGAGCGCCGGGTCGGGCTCACGGAGTTGATGTACGGTCTGTCGGGGAGGCAGTACCGCTCGGCCCAGGAAGCCCAGGTCAAGAGCGACGCCGTCTCTGTCCGGCCAGACGACATGGCCAACCAGGTGGAAGACGCCATGACACACCTGGCCCGTAACGAGGCCTTCTGCGCCAGGTGGCACCTGCGCGGCCAGGACGTGCAGGGGGTGCTCGGCCCGGTCGGCGCGCAGCAGTGGGAGCAGCTGGTGGTGCCCTCGGACCCAGCAAGCATCCTCTACGCCCTGGAGTACCGGATCGAGGCCAACAGCGCCAGGAAGCCCAACAAGCAGATGGACGTCGACAACATGCAGCAGGCGGTGCAGCAGCTGTTCGCGCCGCTCTGGGCCTACGCCCAGCAGACCGCGGACGTGAACCCACTCAACGCCCTGATCTCCGACTGGGCCAAGTCCATTGATCTGGACCCCAGCCGCTACCTGCTCAGCCCGCCGCCGCCACCGATGCCTGGGCCAGGCGGTGCGGACGGGCCGGTTGCAGGGGAGGCTCCGACCACGGCAGCCTGATCAGGCCGTGTCGGTTGTGCAGGCGTTGGGAACGAGTTACAAGCTAATTACGACCCGGTTAGAATCCAGATACCGAAGCGGACACAGAGGGAGGCTACCAGCCCATGGCGATCTCTACCAACCTCGAGCGGCGCATCTTCGTGAGCATGGCCGACCCCGACGCCGGCCGCGAACTCTGCGACCTGCTCAGCGGTGCGACGGCCCCGGTCTACACGGCCGACGTGAGTCTCACCGACGGCACGGACCTGGTCTTCGGGACAGGCCTGGACGCGATGCTCCGCTGGAGCACCGCGGACGCCGACAACCACACCCTGGTCATCGCCCTGGGGGATGACAACCAGTCGGTGCACATCACCGACAAGGGGGCCATCGCCACCGACTGGAACGTTGCGGCGAACACCCACCCGACCGTCTACATCCACTCGAACACCACGCCGGCGACGCATTACCTGGCGATCGGCGGGCACGACGGCACCACGGCGCACCTCGACGTTCGCGGCGGGACGACCCTGGCGCTGCGTGTCGGCGGCACCACCCTGGTGAGCCTGACCGCCACGACGATGACGCTGACCGACGCGCACAACATCGTCCTCGGAACGACGACGGGCACCAAGATCGGCACCGCCACGACGCAGAAGATCGGCTTCTACAACGCCACCCCGGTGACGCAGCCGGCGGCGCTGACGGCGCAGGACACGACCATCACCCACACGGCGCCGGGCACGCCGGACTTCGCCATCCAGAACCTGACCAGCACGTCGCCGTTCGGCTTCGTGACCCAGGACGAGGGCAACACGGTGCTGAGGGTCATCGCCAACCTGCAGGTACGTCTGGCTGAGGTCGAAGCGCGACTGGAGTCGCTGGGCCTGGTGGCCGCCAACTGAGCGGAAGGGGTGTGCGATGGGAGCACTCTGGGACGCCCTGGGAGCGGTCGGCAGCGCGCTGAGCGCGCCGGGTGACTACACCCGCGGCGTCCTGGCCGGCCGTCCGGGCGAGCGCGCCACGGCCAGGGACCTGCTGTCCGCCTACAACCTGGCCGAACCCGACGACGATTCCTGGCTGGGTGCCGCTCGCGACATCGGCACCAGCTTTTTGACCGATCCGTTGACATACGCCGGCGGTGGCATCGCCAGGATGGCCGGCCAGGGGGCGAGCAAGGTGCCCGGGTTGCTGGGTCTCAGGCGCAACTTCGCGATAGCCCACGGCGTGGATGACGCCGGCCAAGCGGCCCGGGTGCTGGGCGGGACGGAGTCGCAGCGGACGCTCTCACAGATGATCGGCCAGCAGTTGGCTGCCGGGGCCGGCGCAGCCGGCGGCGCGGAGGGGGCCGGCGCCTTCCTCGCGGCAGTTCCAGCCGGCGAGGTCATGGGGCAATCCCTGCCCGGCGGCGCCGGCGCCATCCTGGGGCGGTCGGTCGCGGCCGGCCGTCACGAGACCATGCACGGGCTCATTGACGCCGCTGTGCAGTCAGGTGACACGAGCGCCCTGGGTCCTCTGGCCAAGCTGGCTGCGTGGGGCCAGGCTGGGGGCTCCAAGACAGGGCTCAGGGCTGGCTTCGGGAACCTGATGCACGAGGCGGCGGCACACGCGGCCGAGGGACGTGGGTTAGCGCAGCAGAGCGGCAACGCCCTGGACTTCCTCTTCGGCGGCAGTCCCGCGGTGAGGCAGGGCTACGCCGAAGGCTTCGCGCGGACGTCCCCGATCATCGCGGCGGCGTACCGCGGCCTGGGCTACGTGCCGACGGGAATGGGGGTGGGCGCTTCTGGGATGGGCGCCTACGGGCTGGGTCAGACGATGTGGGGGTGACGCGTTTCATGATGAGCCAGGCACAGCAACTGGAGGCCGCGAGGCACGGCAGGGGGCCCGTCGGGTACATCACCCTCGCCAGGCACCTGGTCGACCAGGGCGTCGAGCGCGGCTACCCCAGGGTGAGCGATTCTGGCTACGTGCAGGCCCACTACAACGCCTGCCGGATGGACGGCGTGCCGCACAAGCTCGCCGAGATGTTCGCCCTGGGCCAGCCGCCGATGTCCAACACGGACAGGGAGTTTTTGGAGGGGCAGGGCGGCTGTTACGACCAGTTCGGGGGCAATGAGTTTTTGGGTAACTTCTACGCCGCCCAGGCCAAGAAGGCCGGCGTGAGCACCACGGGGAAGGTGTACCTCTCGGGCCTGGCGCGGTACCCGGGCGATCCGGAGGCCTGGGTGTCGGGCCGGGGGGACGCGCAGCGGGTCCTGGAGCAGCGCGGCTGGGGCGCCCACGGCGCCCTGAACGTCAAGGTGCGGGATTGTGAGCCAGCGGGCAAGGGTGGCCTGGCCAGCGACGTGGTGGACTCGCTGGTGGCGGAGCGTCTGGCGGAGGTCCCCGCGGGGGAGAGGGCGGACCGCGAAGCCTTGCGCGAGAGTGTGGTGAGTCGGCACGCCCCCCACTGGGCGCCCACTGAGATCGGAGCCTAAGATGGCCGGCGTGAAATTCCGAGTCAGGACCAACCCCATCACCACGGGCACCAGCGCCAAGACGCTGCTGCAGATCGTGGCCGCCAGCAACCACGGAGTCCTGCTCAACGCGATCGGAGTGGACTTCAACGGCGTCAGTAACACCGACGCGCCGATCCGGGTGGACGTCCTGCGGCAAACCACTGCGGGGACCATGGGCACGTCGGCCAGCAGCATCGTCAAGGACCCCGACGACTCCGACGAGACCCTGCAGACCACGATCCAGGACACGGCCAGCAGCGAGCCCACGGCGGGCGACATCCTCATGACCCGCTACGTGCATCCGCAGTCGGGCTACGACTGGGCGGCCCGCTTCGGGGAGGAGATCAAGATCGGCGGCGGCGACCGGCTGGGCATCCGGGTAACCGCCAGCGTGAGCGTCAGCGCGGTGGTGAGCGTGCGGGGCGAGGAGTGACATGGCCGACAACGTCACGTTGAACCCTGGCGTCGGCGGCGACACGGTCGCCGCGGATGAGGTCCCGCCGGATTCGGGGGTCAAGTACCAGCGCGTCAAGCTGGATGTGGGCGGCGACGGGGCGTCCGTGCCGATCGTCGCCGGCCAGCAGGCGATGGCCGCTAGCCTCCCCGTGGTCCTCGCGTCTAACCAGTCCGCGGTGCCGGTCAGCATCTCCAGCGTGTCGAGCCTGCCTTTGCCCGCCGGCGCGGCGACGGCGGCCAACCAGGTCACTGGCAACACGTCGCTGAGCAACCTGGACACCAACCTCGGGGCCAAGGCCGACTCGGCCGCCACCGACGACACCGGCTCTTTCTCGCTCATCGCCTTCACGAAGCGCCTGCTCTCGAGGGTGACCACCCTGTTGAGCCAGCTACCCGCATCCCTGACGGGATCGGGCAACCTGAAGGTGAGCCTGCAGGAGTCTAACGCCAGCCAGGCCGTGACGGGGACCTTCTGGCAGGCCACGCAGCCGGTCAGCATCGCGGCGACCGTCACGGTGGACACCGAGCTGCCCGCGGCAGCCGCGCTGGCCGACAACACCGCCAACCCGACCGCGCCGGCGGTGGGGGCGTTTGGGATGTTGTGGGATGGCTCCAGCTGGGACCGGACGCCTGGCACGTCTGCGGACGGAATGCTGGTCAATCTCGGCGCCAACAACGATGTCGCGGTGACGGGCAG